TCGACAAGACGGACTTAAGACATTTAGATAGTAACTCTATAGGTCACCTAAAACGTAAGGGTTCCAACAAAGAACAACGGCGACAAGAGAATAAAGTTTCTAATTCTTTCTTTGTTACTCTAGCAAACCTGAAAGAATTCTTTCACATAACAGGAGTATAAATTAATATGCAACTTATACCTAAAACTAAGGAGGGTAATTGAAATGAAAAAGCAAGTAGGAAGTCCAGAGATTCTAAAGAAATCTCATTCACATAAATCTAAAAAGGATTATTCACGCAAGGACAAAGTTAATCTATGGAAGCAAATAAAAAATAGTTTCTTAAAACCTTTTAAAGAACTTTAAAAACTTATTAAATTATTTATATATTAAAGAGTTACAAAGGTTCTTTAGAGTTCTTGTTGTTTTTATTTTAAAGGATAAACGCTAAAAGATTTTAAGAGAATATTTTATCATACTTTAACGCGCATGTCAACCTATTGACAGAAAGGTTGTAGTGTGTTAAGCTATTTAACAATCGTTAAAGTAGCATAACATTTTGTATATTGTACAAAGTAGAAAGTAAAATGTTGAAGGGTGGTTTTATTTTAACTAACGGAGATTGATTAAAATGAAAACTTAAGGTACACTCAACAAATGATAAAGATTTTCAACTGGTAACTGGAGTACTAAAATGAAATTATCTGTATCACAAAAGAGTAAACTAAATCGGGCTGTTGAGCAGCACACAAGGCACAAGAGCAGTTATTTTTGGAAGCCGTTTGGTTGTGCCTCAACCCGTCATAGGACAGCGCAAGATAACACATGGTCAGTAACATTTAAGCACGACGGTGTTGTCTATGAGTACTACTCTGAAGTAACATGCTCATGGACTAATTACATATACCGCTCAGGATTTTTCAGAAACGGTGAGAAAAAAGATGTAAGATTGTTTAAAGAATTACTGACTTACAAATCTTAGTGTGAGCCAAGAGCACCATTCATCTTGTTTTTTATTTTAACTAACGGAGATACAAAATGCTACATACATTGAATAGTAACTTTGAAGCAGTCCAAAGGCTACGTGAAAATGGCTATGGAGATGCGGATTTTAATGTCAAGAATACCCCTGTATTGTTTGAAAATAAAGATGGCTTTATGCAAAGATACAATTCAAAAGAAGTTTATTACCGTGAAGATACAGGAGAAGCTATCGCTGTTCATGGTTTACGCTACAAGCCCATTCAATATCCTACGATAATAGATAAATCTAGGGACATGCTGGAGCGTTGTAACCTCGACGCTACAGGAATTCAAGAAAGAATATCTGTATCTCCCAACGGAGGTATGTGCCTTGTGGAATATAAACTACCCGCTAAAAAGTACACTACACCCGATGGTGATACAGGTTGCCTCACAGTTATGGCGCTATCAAGTTTCAATGGAGTGTGGAGTTACATACAATCCTTAGCCATTTTGCAGGGGGCTTGTCTCAACTCCCAGATATTTATCAAAAACCCCGCCGCAATTTATAAGGCGCGACATACTAATAAACTTGATGTAGACTTAGGTGTTTCGGTGCTAGGTAAAGCAGCTAACCTTATTGAAGATGAGATAGAGTTGTGGCATGAGTTATATAATACTCCCAGCGTACCTCTTAACGTTTTTAAAATGTTTGCCGACGTTGCAAATTACAAGGATAATATCAAAGATATTAATTGGAACTCCTATAAGGATGATATAAGTAACAGGGCTATGCTATACTTACTTGATAAGTATCAAACTCACTATGCGCCTTTGATGGGCCGCAACATGTGGGCTGTATATAATACAATTACAGACTGGTCTACTCACGCACCGTCATCTGCTAAAAATAAAATAGCGCTGATGCAACGCCGTACTGACCAAGCAAGCGAAGTTATGACTAAGTATTTGCTAGCCGCTTAGATTAGATTGACCTAAGCATGTCAATAAAAGGCTCTTTCTTTAAAGGATAATAAAATGATTTTACAGACATCACAAGAACGATACGGCGAAGGATGCGGATTTATTTTTGAATGGAATACAAACTGTATTGATGTGTATTTATCACGCACTCCACGACTACATTTTAATATAGCGAAGAAGGATATACGATTAGCTTTTCTATTTCTGAATGTAGAACTTACATTATGTTAAGGTTAGGCATCAGATTGAGAGCACGTCTACTTGTACTTCAAGTAACTGCCAAAATTATGGTAATAAAACTATGTATTTATTTTAGGAGATACCTAAAATGGTAGAGGTTGCCGACTTTATGACCGTAACCACGCTTCCTATTGTAGTTCAGGGACTACAGGTTTGTGGAGTCGAAGAAGTTCACGAGCGTATTCTTGATATGCTTAACCTACTAGCGGTTGATTTGTATCCAAAACACTTTATCGATACAACTGCAACCAACCTAACATCTTCTTGGGCGCAGTGGGCATCGTGTGTTACACAATATATAGTAGAGTCCAAATGAATATATTTTATCTAGATTCAAGCGCTGTTGAAAGTGCTAAGATGCATTGTGACAAGCACGTAGTGAAGATGATTGTAGAGTATGCACAGTTGCTCAGCACAGCACATCGTGTGCTTGATGGTGAGATGTACATAGACAGTTCGAGTGGTCGAAAAATTAAAAGATGGCAACATCCTGATGCTGACTTTGAGGACAATTTGTACAAGGCTTGTTTTGTTAAGCACCCGAGTGCTATATGGGCGCGAGAATCACCTTGTAATTATAACTGGCTTCAACTTCTATGGCATCACCTATGTGAGGAGTACACTTATAGATATAATAAAGACCACGCAACTTATATAAAGTTAGCTCGATATTTAGAAATCTTACCAAGGAATTTGTCGTTTGCGAACAACGCAACAGTAGTTCCACAATGTATGCCGGACGATGTGAAGTCAGAGAATCCTGTTGACGGCTACCGTAATTATTATTCACAATATAAGAAAGACTTTGCAAGATGGACCAACCGACCAACCCCAGAATTTATGAAGGTGACAATGAAATGAGTGATGAATATCAAAATTTAGAAAACGACATACTTATCGACAAGGTATTCCAAAAGAATGACGAACTCACTGTAGAGGATGATAACTTTATTGATGAACTCCCTGCTTCAGAGTTTGAAAAACTAATATCGAAGAGTCTAATGGCTCGTCAGAGATACGTTCAGCGCTTAGTGAACATTCAAAAAGAAAAGTATAGAGAAGTATCAATCGAAGCCTTTGGAGAAACTAAATGAATACACAAGTTCGCGCTACCATCAGACCATCATCACATGTCACAGGAGTATCATGGTGTAACACTCGCAACTCTTGGCTGGCACGAGACGGTCAGAGGTTTCTGGGCCGGTTTGTAACGTTCCAGAATGCAGCAACGAAAGTTATTTTGAACAAAGTCGTACAAAGTTATTTTGAACAAAGTCGTATGCGGAGACCACAATGACAAAGGAAAAAGAACGGTTACTTCTTGATGATTATTGGGCAAAGATGTTTGCACTACACATAGGTTGTCCATGTCCTAACAAAGTAGTCAAAGAAAAGTTCATAGGTTTCGTTTTGATGAATCGGAAAAGTGATACACAACTAACTGAAGAATTTGTTTTTAATCAATTGCCAAACTTTTTAAATTACTTAGCTGAAATCTAGCTTGACACACAAGCTCGACCGTGCTATGCTGTCGGGGTTCACTCACAAAAAGGAGACGCATAATGATGATAGAAGGTATTGCAAATTGGGCTTCAATCACACAACCTAATACTAGGTTTGAACCAAAATACTGCATCGACGTGGTGCTGACTGATGATAAGGCTCAAGAACTTAAAGATGAAGGGTATACAATTAAAGATAAATCTGATGGGCCTACCATTACTATCAATCGTAAGGTTAACGGGCCGAATGGAAGGATTCGCGAAGCCCCTGAGTTGGTGGATGCTCAGAAAAATACTCTGAATTGTTTGGTAGGCAATGGTTCTAAGGTTAAGGTATTAGTACGGGCTTGGGAAATGAACCGCAATGGTCAAGACTTTAAGGGCTTGGAACTTTTAGCTGTACAGGTAGTGAAACTAGTACCTTATGAACCACAAGCCAGTGATTCGTTTGATGTTATTGAAGCTGATGAAGAGGAGGTGGTTGAACTTTGAATAAGGAAAAAAATAAAATTACCTATGAAAATGAAGGAGTAAAGTATGATGCTTCTAAATTTAGTAGCGATGGTAATACTTTTTTAAGTTACATGGTAGATATAAATCAGGAGATAGCGACGTGCAAGCGGCGTGTAGATATACTACAAGCAGCGAGCATTACCTTCAATAGTAAATTGAAAGAGCATCTCACCGATGATATGATGGTAGTAGATACTACTGATGAGGTAGAAAATAACTAACCTGCACCGACGACCTGAGCAAGTCCGAAAACTGCTCTTAGTTTCTTTTTTTAAAAAGGAGAAATCAAAGTGGCCTTTGTTAAATACCATCAGCCGTGTCCACTCTGCGGTTCGAGTGATGCGGCAAGTATCAACGATGACGGTAGTGCTTATTGTTTTTCATGTGATAAAAGAGTTGGTGACTACGAAAATCTAACTGAAGGTAACTTAATCAACAACAACGTAGAAGAATTTAAAGTGAAGCAAACAAATTCAATTAATGAAATTGAAGGCAGCTTCGTCGAGTTGACTGACCGTGGTATTAGTCTAGCAACAGCGAAGAAGTACAACGTTAAAGCAGTTACAAATGACAAAGGAGAAATAGTAAAACATTTTTATCCTTACTCGGTAGCAGCAGAAGTTACAAGTTACAAGGTGAGAGAAACAGGTAAGCATTTCTCTTGGCGAGGAAGCTCACAGGGTACAGGTCTTTTTGGGCAGTCTATATTCAAAGACTCTGGAAAATATATAACACTCGTCGAGGGTGAGTGTGATGCGATGGCTGCTTTCGAATTACTAGGTTCAAAGTGGCCTGTAGTGAGTATTAAAAGCGGAGCCGCAGGAGCAGCTAGGGATGTTAAACATTCGATAGAATTCCTTGAAGGCTATAATACTGTTGTAATTAATTTTGATAACGATAAGGCTGGTAGGGAAGCTGCGAAAAAGGTTGCGATGTTACTCACACCAGGTAAAGCTAGACTGCTTGTGATGCCTGACGACTTCAAAGACCCTAATGAAATGCTCAAGGCAGGACATAAGCAATCTTATATAGATGCTTGGTGGAGTTCGAAGCTGTATACACCTTCTGGAGTTCTGAATATTTCAGAACAGAAAGATAATTTTAATAGTCGTGAGCAACGAGAGAGTGTGCCCTACCCTTGGGATGGGCTTAACAATAAACTTTATGGTCTACGAAGAGGTGAGCTTGTGACGCTCACGGGAGGCACTGGACTAGGTAAGTCAAGTGTTACAAGAGAGCTAGAGCATTGGTTAATTACGCATACGGAAGATAACGTAGGTATCATTGCGCTCGAAGAAGATTGGCGAAGGACTGTGGATGGTATTTTATCTATCGAAGCCAACGCACGACTTTACATTGACCAAGTTCGAGAAACCTACAACGAAGAACAATTAAATACTATCTTCGACAAGATTTATAGCGGTAAAAATAAGGACCGCGTATGGATTCATAGTCATTTTGGAATTACTGACATCGAAGAGATATTTAGCAAGCTTAGGTTTCTGATTATAGGATGTGAATGTAAGTGGGTAGTAGTAGACCACCTACATATGCTTGTAAGTTCAATGGTGGAAGGTGACGAGCGCAGAGCTATTGATAATATAATGACAAAGCTTCGTAGCATCGTTGAGGAGACAGGTGTAGGGTTGATACTCGTAAGCCACTTACGTCGAGTAGAGGGCAACAGAGGCCACGAGAACGGTATCTCTGTCAGTCTTTCACATCTACGAGGGTCACAAAGTATTGCACAGTTGTCCGATTGTGTGATAGCATTAGAGCGTGACCAACAATCAGAAGACCCCCTAGAGGCCAACACGACACACATACGAGTATTAAAATCTAGGTACACTGGCGACGTAGGCATAGCCACACATTTAGTTTATGATAAAGAAACAGGGAGGCTGAACGAAACTTTTGTAACTAACGACGATGAAGAGGTATTACTGTGAAATCTTTAGTCTTTGATATTGAAACAAATGGATTACAACCAACTAAAATATATTGTATATCTATATTAAATATTGATACGAAGGAACAATTAAATTTTCCACCAAGCAAAATAGAAGAAGGCATCGAGCTTCTTCAAAGTTCTGACAAACTTATCGGACATAATATAATTGGATTTGATATACCTGTCATCAAGAGACTTTGTGGTGTTGACCTGATGAGTAAAAAAATCATTGATACTTTGGTACTCTCCAGATTATTCAATCCTATTAGAGCATCACATGGTCTAAGGGCGTGGGGTAACCAGTTAAGGTTTCCGAAAATAGAGTTCAACGATTACAATAAATACTCCGACGACATGATGAAGTATTGCGCTCAAGATGTCTTTGTAAATTATAAAGTTTATCAAGCCTTGAAGATTGAAAGCAAAGGGTTCACATCCGAGAGTGTTAATCTTGAAACAGAGACTTATAAAATAACCTGTAAGCAACGAGATTCTGGGTTCATGCTCAATCAAGAAGCTGCACAGAAGTTACTAGTTCATTTTAAATATGAGCTGGTGAATGCTAAGGAGGAGGTACATAAAACTTTTAAACCTAGAATAATAGAGAGGACGCTGAAAGCTCAGCATACAAAGCAAGGTATTCTGAGTAGACTAGGTGTCGATGCACAGGGTAGTCAAGCTCGGTTAACGGAAGAAGAATACACTCTTCTGTCTAAAGGGTCTAGTGGTGTAACTAGAATTACTGAAGAACCTTTTAATTTAGGTTCACGCCAGCAGATAGGGCAGTACCTACAAGAGTTTGGCTGGAAGCCTAAGTATTTCACACCAACTGGTCACCCTAAAATTGATGAAACAGTCTTATCGATAGTAAAGGATATTCCAGAGGCAGTAATTATAGCTCGATACTTAATGTTACAAAAACGTATAGCTCAAGTACAGTCTTGGTTATCTTTTCTGAAGCGAGACAGAGTGCATGGTTCAGTAATTTCTAATGGTACAATCACTGGAAGAATGGCCCATCGCGACCCTAACTTAGCGCAGGTGCCTAGTGTTAACTCACCTTATGGTAAAGAGTGCCGCGCTTGCTGGGTAGTGCCAAGAGGGTATAAGCTAGTAGGTGTGGATGCGAGTGGTTTAGAGCTTAGAATGCTGGCACACTACCTGAATGATAAGGAGTTTATAGATGAAATTCTCAACGGAGATATCCACACAGCTAATCAAGCTAGGGCGGGACTTGAATCAAGAACTCAGGCTAAGACTTTCATCTACGCCTTCCTTTACGGAGCTGGAGATGCTAAAATTGGAAGCGTGGTTGGAGGAAACAAAAAAACAGGTAAACGAATTAAGCAATCTTTTCTTGATAATTTCCCAACACTTAAGTCTCTTAGACATCGTATTACAGGAGAAGCTGAACAAAATAAATACATCAAAGCGTTAGACGGGCGTAAGATTTTTATTCGTAGTTCCCATGCTGCATTAAATTCATTGCTGCAAGGAGCGGGAGCCATCGTTATGAAACGAGGATTGATTATACTGAATGAGATGCTTTCAGAAAATGTAGTTGATGCTCATATCGTAGCAAACGTACACGATGAATGGCAGATAGAAACCTGGCATGAAGATGTTGATAGACTTGGAGAGATGGCTGTAAGTGCAATACGACAAGCTGGTGATTACTATAAACTTAACTGTCCTTTGGACGCCGAATACAAAGTAGGAGAGAATTGGAGTGAAACCCATTAAAGCAGACAGAAAGAAGTTTGACCTAGATTTAAAATACGGAGAAATAAGAGAAGATAAGATACGAGATATGCTTGAGAACAAAAAGATAGAGGTTAAATCTGAAAGAGATATGTGGATGAAGACGGGTAACATTTGTATCGAGTACGAAAGTTACGGGCAACCTTCAGGCATTAAAGCTACTGAATCAGACTACTGGTTTCACAATCTTTGTGTTGGTGACGTAGAATTTTGTACTTTAGTTTTTGATACCAAGATGCTCAAGAAAATTGTGAATGACTTAGATACTTTTAAAACTGTATCGGGAGGGGACAACAACGCGAGTCGGATGTTCCTTGTTAATCTACAAAAACTTTTTTCAAGTGATGTTATAAAAGCATTTAAGAATAATCTTGATAGTGCAGAACAGGAGACCTAACATGAAAAACCTGACAACTTTGATTGATGATATGTATTCATCTGTATCTAAACTAAATACAGGTGAGGAACAAATTCCGCAGGAACTTTTAGATTCCTTGATGGAAGGAATAAAGAATGCGGTAGTATCTTGGGCTACTCCAAGAAATAGAAGCGGCTTCACACTCCGAATGTCGAACATCGGTAAACCGAGTAGACAACTGTACTATTCGAATAAATATTCTGACACTAGCTCAACAGTAGATGCTTCCACCTCTATAAAATTTTTGTATGGGCATCTGCTGGAGGAAGTTTTAATTTTTTTAGTGAAGCTTTCTGGGCATACCGTAACGGACCAGCAAAAAGAAGTTGTTGTCAGCGGTGTCAAGGGTCATATGGATTGTAAGATTGACGGCGAGGTAATAGATATAAAGACAGCCTCTGGTTTTGCGTTTAAGAAGTTTAAAAATGGTAAGCTTAGAGAGGATGACCCCTTCGGTTATCTGAGCCAGCTTGCGGGATACGAGAAGGCTGAGGGAACAGAGAACGGTGGCTTCTTAGTTATTAATAAAGAGTCAGGAGAGCTTACATTGTTTCAACCAGAAGACTTAGAGAAACCAAATGTGGAGTCGCTCATTAGTAAATTAATGAAGTTAGTTTTTAATATGGGAAAGCCTCCAGAAAAATGCTACGCGCCTGTACCAGCAGGAACAAAAGGTAACATGAAATTACCGATGGGTTGTGTATATTGTAGTTTTAAAATAGAGTGTCACAAAGATGTCAATGATGGTGAGGGTCTTCGCATGTTTAAGTATGCTAAGGGTATTGAATACTTAACGAAAGTAAAAACAGTTCCTAAAGTTGAAGAAATC